GTTTCCCAGTCACGATCAAACGCCTCTTGTGCATTTAGTCTGATTAGTTCCGCTTTCGTTTCTTCGACTAAAGCGGAAAGTTTTTGTTGCATCGCTATAAGGTCATAATAATTCGTCGCGGGCATCTGCAACGGCGGCAAACCTTTTCTTTCCCGGCTTCGTTCGTTCCACCTGTCTTTTGAAGTTGAGGTATCAAGCAAGGGCAGACGAAGTTCAAACTTATCTCCGTTCGTGTCTGTGATAACGCCAACGCGAAGATAATCGCCAATGAGCCGATAACCTACATCAAGACCGCACGCGGGCTTTAACGCTTCGATTTCGTGAACAGCGTTCGCGGGTATCTCAAGGCAAAGAATAAGCTGCCAGAGGAAGCCGCGCCCGTGCGATTGTTTTTGCCCGTTCAGCTTTACCAATTTGACTTTTGCGGTGTAGGGGATTTCACGATGCAAGACGACCCGCCCGCTTATCGTTTCGGGACGCATTGAACTAAGACGCAGCGTAAACGGAACAGAACGCCTTTTTCTATCCGCAACTTCGTTTGTAAAATAGCAGAAAAGTTGAGGTTCTTCGATGTGAACGTCAACCGTTCCGTTGAAAATATCCAACACGCGCAACGGTGAACTTTTACTCTCTGCTTTACCTTTATCGTTTATGACTTTGATTGCCTTTCGCGGACGGTTATAAATCGTGATGTTGTTGATGCCGTGCTTTTTGTGAACGTGACCATGACGTTCACACGGCGTTTGACAATCTTTTCGACACCGTGCTTGCAGAGCCAGCTTGTGCGCTGCGATAAATTCAGTCATCACGCCCTCGCGCTTCATGCTGTCAAGATTCTCGCGTTCAGTTTTCAATTGTTGATACAAGCCTTGCTCAAAAGTAAACTCAAGGTCACGAAGCCATTTTCTTGCTTCGGCTAATTTATCTTTGGCTTCTTGCGATTTTGTTTCTCTAACTTCCCGCGCCAACTCTTTGATGTTGGCTTGCAAGGATTGAAACTTATCAAGCCACAGCGTTTCCCGTCCTTCGCAAAGGGTGTTCCAAGCGTCGTTTATAATCTGCGCTTCTGTGAACACGGCTTCGGGTATTTGATGAAGCCATGTCCGAAACGCGAAGTTTTTTATAATGGATTTTTCATCGTTTCGTTTTCGCATAATTATCCTTATTATCCTGTTGTTCGTGCTTAATCAAAGCACGACTTTAACACTTTTTCACAAGTATTCTTACGTAGTTGAGAGGTTTAAGTTCGCACATCAACTTAGTGCGACTCAAAATTTTTTATCTATAACGTGCATTGCCAGCCACACTTTCTTTGAATTGCGCCAACCCGATTTTAAGCAAATGCACGCCCATAGCTGAAATAGACACAGGCGGCGCGGATGCTTCGGCAAGCCGTTCAATTTCACTGCGTAATTTCGGACTTAAATATAAGCCCAGAACAATGCTACGTTCTTTTTTCTGTTTACCGTTTTGATTTGTTTTTTTCGTCATAACGTGGCAAAGACTAGCACGCTAAAATTCTATTGTCAACAAGTATTTTATTTTTCTTGTTGACTTTTGTCGTGAACTGTGCATAATGGGCATGGTAGTTTGAATTTTTTTTAAGGAGAAAAACGATGATAACAATTCTAAACACATCAATATTGACAAATTATGGTTCGTATATGTATGAGCCGATTTCACTTGAGGACGCGAAAGCGTCTTTGAGTGAATTGACCTGTGATGCGTGCGGGCATCACGGAAACATTTCGCCGTCAATGCCGCAATGTACTGTTTGCGGGTATGACTACTGCCATTGGCAGCCGCAATTCCAATCGGCGGTCGGGCATCAGTCCACCGCAGAGATTTTAACGGAATTGTTGGGCGTGAGTGTTCCTATGAACCGTATGAGTTACGCGCAGGGAGTAGGCGAGAAAGCCTTGGTGTTCAAACTCAAAGCACGCGCTCCCGAAGGGGTGATTCTCAGCCGTCAAGAGATTGAGGCAATCGGATATGAGTTCGGTTTGCTGCTCAGAGTTGAATAGGAGCAAGAAACGATGAGCGAAATGGTTGAAAAGCTTGGCGCGATAATTGACGAAATAGCTTATGTCGAATCGCCAACAGAAGAGCATTTGCGTCGTTGGCTTCACACGATAGATGCCGCACGCTCGGAAATCCGCCGACTTGAAATAGAACTTAATACACAAGCCAATCCATTGCGTCAACTTGAAACAATTCTTGGAAATCACAACGCAACACTTCAAATCAGGTTCAGAGACGGACAAGTGTTTATTCGTCTTGGTAAACGCGACAAAGGATTGCCATCCACGTTTGTCGGTAAAGACTTTGCTGATACGCTTGAACAGGCATATCAAAGTTATTTGTTCGGAGGAGAGAAAAACGATGAATAAAGAAGAATACTACTCCGATTTTGATGACTTGAACCGTGCGATTTTCGAGTTGTCAAAATCACTTAAAGAGGCGAACGAAAAGATTGACGCATTGACCGCACGGGTCACTGAACTTGAAAAAGTTTCGGGTCTGATTGGCTGGCAGCCAAAACAGATTGAGATGGAAACAACGACGGGCGATGATGTTTTGCCCGATTTCAATTCGTGAGGTAGTTATGGGTGTGTTAATGAGCGATGACAAATCGGATTATAATGACTTCGGCTGCGGCATTATGCTCTTGCTGTTTGCGCTGATGCCGTTTGTCGTGGTGACTGCCTTCATCGAAAGTTTGATGAACCGAAAGAGAGGAAAACAAAATGCAGAGTGATGCGATAGAAAATATTGTTGAATCCCTTGCTCAAAGAGAGGAGAAAATAATGGCTGAACAAAACGGAATGCAGATTTACAAGCTAATCCCCGCCATCATGCGCGATATTGGCGCAATCGGGAAAAACCAGGTCAATAAATTACAGAGCTATGCTTTCAGAGGCATTGACGATGTGATGAGCGCGTTTCACAATGCGCTTGTGAAACATGAAGTGTTTTTCGCGCCGCAGGTGCTTGAGAGCAGCCAGACGGAAAGACAGACTCAAAGAGGCGGGACTCTGATTTATACACGCCTCAGAGTTGCATATACTTTTTTCGCGCCGGACGGCTCAAACGTCTGTGCGATTGTCGAAGGCGAAGCAATGGATTCGTCTGACAAATCAACTAATAAGGCGATGAGCGCGGAATTGAAATATGCTCTATTGCAAGTCTTCTGTGTGCCGACTTCGGACATGGAAGACGCTGACAGTGATTCGCCTCAACCGATACCAAGAACGATTATACAGGAACAGCAATCGGGTGGAATTGTGCCTGAACAAATCAAGGCGATAAAAAATCTGTGTGCGGTAAAAGGAATTGCGATTGAAAACATCGGCGCGAAGTTCAATGGCGAAGCAACGATTGACGGCTTCACGTTTGAACAAGCAAGTGAGGCAATCCGATATTTGCAAGGAGCATAAAGGTTTCGGAAGTGCCGTCTGTCCGGCTGTGATAGTCGCACTCCGGGTTGAGTATGACAACTATTACAATGCAGAATTGAAACGAAGAGGGCTAGTACGATGAAAGTTGAAACAACTGATTGGCGTTTAACTTGTGCGCGTTGCGGCAAAGGTTTGGATTTTTCTGAGGGGTACTACCTGCAAGGAAAACATATAGTTTGCCAAGATTGCGGAATCTACTTGGCTGAAACAACCCTAACCGATAAGCAGGTCGCGTGGCTGTTTGCGATTGCGATAGTGATTATCTTTTTCTTGATATGGAGCATTCAATGAGAACACAAATTCCAAACAGGATTTATTTTCCGAAAATATCACGCACGCGGGCGTGGTATCTGATTGCTTCGGAGCAACAAAAAATTTCGTGGTTTCGCCGTCTGCTTAGATGGCTGAAAGGATTAAGTCAATGACTCCAAATGTCAAGTCGGCAATCTCTATGTACGGTTGCCACAGATGCCGCAGAGATGATGGTGTGGTTCTGAATTATGCCCATGTGCGATTGGGCGAGTTCTATTACTGCGTTTTGTGCTGTGAGTGCCTTAACGCATGGTCGGAGTTGTGTTTTAGTTCCGACGAAGACCGTCGGTTACTAGCGGAGATACAGGCTCTTGAGTTGTTTTTAACCAACGCCAAGTACGAAGAAAAGCAGAGCGAACTCGTTGGTGAACGGCTTAGAAGTTTTTATCTTCGTCGCTCGCGAGTACATGAGCGATGGTTCAAAATGGCGAAAGATTTCGTTGAGAATTATAGTGACAACGTAGGAGATAAATAAAATAGGGCTGCGAGTCTTACTAGAGGCGTTGTCGGTTTTTCTGCGAGCAATTTTCCGACAGTAGCAGCCGCCAATTTTACAAAGGAGAGAGAGCAATGCCTAATACAATAAGCAAAACAAGAGCGCGGACATTTCAAGCCGCGTTGATTGCGATGCGAGATAGTGTGACAACTTTAATTGAACTTCTTGACGGCGAACTCAGCGAAGACAGTTCCTTCGACATAGAAACGCTGATTGAAAAACTTGGCGGGGGTAGCGAAGACCTTATTATGATTTTAGATGACGCGATGGATATAGTCGCGCAGGAGCGTAACATTTATGTTGACCATCACTCTTTAGATTTGGGTGACATGAAATTGTCTATTTGAATTTCCGATGATACCAACAAATACAGACGGACGGCTTTCAATCACTGTAAAAAGTGAATAAAAATTTGCCGCGCATCACGCCCTAATCATCGTGGGTCTCCGACGCGGCAAATAAGCGGGCAGGGTCTAAGATTTCAACTCTGCCCGCCTGTTAAACTGAAAGGGTGAAAGGGTGAAAGGGTATGATTGACAAAGACTTAAAAGAAAAGGTTCTTGCTGAGGCGATAAAGCTAAAAGTTCATGCGACGCAAGAAGAATGTGCGCGGCTGGATTTCGGTGAGTTTTATGCACGCAATCCATTTACTTGTATTTACGGACAAATGACGGGAATTTGCTACTCGCAGAGAGCGACGGAATTATTAAATTTGTGTACAGTTCCTTACTCTGAAGATATAGACAGTTTTAAGTCACAAGTTACCGGAAATTTTATCGTTGGGGAAGGACGGCATTTTTCCCCGATTGAATTTTATATCTGTCAGGAAGAAGCGAAGAACAAAACTTTGATTGACTTTCTCAAGGGCGAAAGAGAAAGTTTGAGGGTTGATGATTTATGAACGAATCAATAGAACGGAAACAAAAAGAACTTGAAAAGGTCATTGCACAAATAACCGTCGCAGAAGGATTGTTATTTGACCTGTCGGCGCGATTTGCCGAACTCAGGTGGGAAATTCAGAGCGAGAAAGAGTACGTCCGGCGACGCGCCACACGGAAATTGCCGACCATGCGCCCAGCTATTGAAATGATGATTGACTGATGGGTAAGAAGACTTTTGCATCACTGTTTTCGGGCGGCTGCTTGGCTGATTGCGGCGCACAGGCGGCAGGGCTGCGGCATATCTGGGGTGTTGAAATGAATCCGAAAATCGCAACCATCGCGGAAACGAACGGCTTCAAAACTATCGTGTCGAAAGTCGAAGACGTTGATTATTCACAACTTGAAAAACCTTTCTGGCTGCACGCAAGCCCGGTTTGCAAAAACGCCTCAACCGCCAAAAAAGATGCAGGGGAGGCGATAGAAGATATTGAATCCGCGAACGCAATTATAAGAGCAATCGAAACCTTGAAACCGCGTAGATTCTCACTTGAAAACGTGCGCGGCTATCGCAAGTTTCAGGCGTTCAAAAATATCTGTTCAGCACTCAGAACGAACGGCTACAAATTCAAATTCTGGCATTTGCACGCGGCAGATTTCGGTGTTCCACAATCCCGCATTCGTTTAATTCTTGTCGCGTCTTTAGACTCCGAACCCGTCAAACCGATTGCAACTCACAGCAAAAACGGACACCGCGATTTATTTCACTCAACGGAAAAATGGCGCGGTTGGTACGAAGCGATAGAAGACTTGATACCGACATTTCCCGAATCGAAGTTTGCCGATTGGCAACTGAAACGGCTACGTGAAATCGAAGGGCATCAACTTATCGGCGGTGCAAACACGAACAAAACTATAATTGATTCAAAATCGCGTGGCGCAGATGTCCCCGCTTTTACGATAGCTGCAAACAGCTTGCAGAGTAACCGCACTCTGCTTGTGAACGAATCATCGTCAATGGAAATAAGAGCGGCACAAGAACCTTGTGCCGCTCAGGTTAGCAGTCAGCGTTCGCTCAATCAAAAGATTGTGCTGATGCAATCCCAAACACACAATCACGGGCAATCGCACACGATTAAAACGGCAAATGAACCTGTTGAGACGCTTTCCGCAACTCAAAACCGCCGTCCGTTCAGAGCGTCACTGAACGGACGGGTAGTCAAATTAACGCCGCGTGCGCTTGCACGGTTTCAGACTGTTCCCGATTGGTATCAATTGCCGGAACACAACGGGCTGGCGTGTGAAATTATCGGAAACGGGGTCCCAACCCTGCTGATGCAAAAAATAGTCGAGGCAAATATACAATCAAACTACTAAAAAAAGGAAAAAGGAAAAAATGAAAACTACTACAATCAAACAAACTACAAAATCAGAACGGTTTTTTTTAATCCTGCTGATTTTCGTCGTAACAACAATCTCGTTACGTTACGCTCTGCCAATCGTAAACGGGCAAACCGTCCGCGAAGTATGTCTCGGCGCGTGCGAGATTGATAAAGACAATTGCATCCGAAATTGCCCGGACGACCCGAACACAATCGGCGCAATCGTCTGTCGGCTGATTTGTAATACCAATTACACCAACTGTAAGGCGCAATGCCCCGCCGAAGCTGAGTTCACGATTATAAATCCGTTTCTCAAAGGGCAAAACGACGCGATAGAAAATCCGTTCGTGAAATTCTATCACGACTGCCAGCCGCAATAGATTAGGTAGTCTTGATTATCAGTTCAAAAATAACGTGAAACAGCCCCGCGTTACAGGCTGTTTTTGCCTTTTCGATTGTGACACTTTCAAAATAACTATCAATTTTATTGAGTAAAATCGCAGTTTCCAAATTCTGAAAAAAAAGTGTCACAATCACCTACTTTTTTCATCTACCCTATTGACAATTCCAGAGAATTAAATTATACTCCCCTTAGAAATTGAAACCAAGAGGGGCGCGGCTCTAACGCGCAAGGAGATAATAACGATGAAAATTGAATTTAACGGAAAAGAAATCAACACAACGCTTTGGAACAAAGTACAAGGGAAAGAAAGATATTACCTTTCAGTTCAGGGCGTTGATTACGGGTTTGTTGAAATCAGCAAGGGTTGGTGGATGCCCAATTTCCACAGTACAGAGTGCAAAAGGTTTTACAAAAGCCTCACACTTGAAGAACAACAAACACTTGCTCAGTTAGTTCTGTCGCAAGATAGCTTTCAACAACCCAAAAGCGGCGACGGGCTTACAAGCGACGAATTGCTCGAAGCTGTGCAACGCGGCTATTTAACACAATCGCAAGCCATGAATACGGATTTTTAACAAGGAGAAAAGAAAATGTTCACAACAAATTTAACAACAGGTGGCTTTGAAACGATTGAAGAAGCCGCGCAAGCAATTCTTGACAGCGGTTTAGGACAAGGCGGAACTATCTACGACGAAAGCGGAAACGCGGTTGCACAGGTAGGACCCGACGGTTTGATTATCTTTTGAAATGAAAACCGATAACCATTTACGAAACTATCCGCTTCCCGGCGCATACAACCGCGCCGAGCTAACGGAACTCGAATCACGGGCAGCCACGCACAAACTAAACGCGGCTGCCTACATCAGACAGCAACTAGGATTCGCGCCCGTCAAACGCGGCGCACCATACCAAAACAAAAACGCTGTCACAAACAGGCAGCAAAAACAGGAGAATAAACGATGAAAATTCTGACAGTTCAAGCCATACTTCTAAAACATCAGTTGTGCTGGGAAATAGCAGTTCTTGAACACGAGAGCGAAAGCCGCAGGCGCAAACATGCCGAACGATTGCGAAAGCTTTACAAAGTCAAGAGGCACAATGACAAGCGAATTATCCGCCGCGATATGGCGGATATTTAACCAAACAAAACAATCCGGCGGGTGAAATTCCCGCCAACAAACAGGAGATAAAACGATGAATCGTTATGCGCGAAAGACATATTCCATTTAACGAAAATGCAACCATATAAATCCAGCCAACAAATAACCCCCAGAATCCAGCCAAGAACCCAACAGAAAAAGCCGCGAAACTAACAACTTCGCGGCTTCCACTTTCACACCCCACAAATTTACACTTGAAATTTTTTCGCAAAATAATTATTCTCCACACATGAACGAAAACGAAACTTTACAAATTACCGAATCCCAAAACTTACAAAAACATCCAGGCGGAAGACCAACTCTTTACAAGCCTGAATTTTGCCAAGAATTGATAAACTTTTTTGATGTCGAACCCTACACGGAAAAAGAAATTAAACACTTTAAGAAAAATGACATCTCATGGAGCGAACTTAAAAGAATCCCCAATAAATTACCAACAATCCGTAACTTCGCTAAGAAAATTAACGTCCAATTCAAAACCGTTTACAATTGGCTCAATACAGATTCGCCTACTTTTCAACCAGAGTTTTTACACGCTTTTAATCTCGCTAAACTGCTCCGTAAGGATTTCTTGATTGAGAACGGGCTTCAGGGCTTACACAACCCTAACTACGCGATATTCGTGGCGAAAAACCTTACGGATATGCGAGACGTTAAAGAGATTGACCAGAGAACCCAAGCTGAACTGACCGTCAAGATTGAATCCAAGTCTGAGATTCTCGTTAAGCTGCTGGCTGAATTTATGGTAACAACCGGTCTTAGCCGTGACGAATCCGTTAAGATTCTTGAGGCTGATTGCCCGGAGATTACAACTATTGAGGTGCCGGAAGCCGCGCTGATCGAGGCGCAAGAGGCGCAGAAACAGGCTCAAGACGACTGAAAAGCACTTACCTTACCCTTACCCGAAGCCTAAAAACGCCTTAAAACGGCTGTGACAGACGGTTTTTAGGTCAAAATTGCTCAAAATCAAGAAAATGCTAGGAAAATGAGAGGTTTTAGGCGTTAAACAAGTTTTGACCGTGTGCAAAATGCGACACGGCTATTCTTTATATAAGAATAGTGCAAAATGCGACACGGTAAAAGAATGTTTAACACAGTGATTTTACTGCTTAAAGGTCGTTATCCAAGAGGAACTCTACAAACTCGTTTTCGATTCGTCTTTTGTCTTCCTCTTTCGCGGGTTTCCAATCAATCAACGCTTGTACTTTCTTGAGCGCGACGCGACGCGCCCGGTCTCGCGGGTGTTCTGTCCGTCGCCCGTGCTTCTCCGTGCCGCCTTTCCGTTTCAGGTAGTGAATAGCGGGCATCCCGTCAATAATCGGCAAAGCGATAGTTTCAAGTTCTTTGCGGTTGTCGGGTGTCACTCTTGGCGGAAGATTGAAACGTCCGTTTTCTCTGAGTGCTATCTCAAAAGCGTAAAAAGCAAGCAGTATATCTACTCTGTATTTTGTGGTCGTGTAGTGTCCTTGCAGGTCAACTATTCCTTCCGTGACGGCTATTACGCCGCGTCCGAAATTTTCTTGCCACGCAAGGAACTGTTTGCGCTTCCGGGCAATAGTTGAGCGATGGCAACCTAGACAGTCCGCTATCTGTTGGTCTGTGAAGGCAAGAAACGAGTAGAAGTTACCACCGGAGAGCGTGATGCACGCTCTTATAAAGTCTTTTGCTCCGCCTGTGCAATGAATTAGTTGTAAAAACAGATTGTCTGATTGAATGAAATCAATGCGGGATTTTAATGCTTGTCGGATTTGTTCTTTGTTCATAGTCTTCTTGTTGACTATTCTTGATTAGGTTGAATCGGCTACGGGCGTATCAAGAATTACGCTTGTCCCCTTTCCTTGTGCGTAGCTATCGCGCAAGGCGGGTAAGTAGCCGATGGTGTTGCCAGAGGCTTGCGGGACACTGACAACGGGTATGGCTAATATTAGCCTTTATCAGTTATGAAAATCAATGCACACCTTCTATATGCTCTGCTTTGAGTGATTCTATAAAAGCCTGTTTGTCATCGGCGGCTTTCAGTTCGTCGAGTAGTTCCGTCATTCGTGCTTTTGTAAACTCTGCATCATCTTCTACCTGCTTACCGCCTGCGCTTACTCGGCGCATGACTTCCTTAATGAGTGTAACAAACACGGTGCTGTCACAACGTACTCCGCCTTTCACACGCTCAATGTGCATCAAGCGAATACCTAGTTCTTGTTCTTCTTTATCGAGCCATGCGTTACATTCTTCCGTGACTTTTGTTATGTATCTGGACAATTTTCTTTTTTGTTGTCTGTTCATAAATCTACTCCTTGTAAAAGAAAAAGCATTCGCGGGTTATCAGGTTGTGGCTGATTGCCTACGAATGCCTATTCTTGGCTTGATTCTATTGTTTTGGTCTTGATGCTGTCCACAACACAGAATCAAGCCGATTGTTCCTTAGCGAATGCTAAAGGCTTTTGACGCTGAAACTCTACACTATCGGGCTAGGCGTGGCAAGTTTCGTTTATCGCTTATCGTTTTGCTTTCCATTCTTTCTTTTGCTTGTTGTCAACAAAGATTATGCCCTTATATCCGATGACAAGCCAGCTTCCGTCTGCTCGGCGGACTGCGGGTACTTGTCTCTCTTTGCTTATAATCTTTGGCACAGATAACGAATTGATTACGATAGTGCCGTTATCTTTGTACTCAATCATGGCATCTTGCGGGGCGTAGGCTTCGGCTGCTGGTTGTGCGGTTGGCGGGTTGAGTATAGGGTTGAGTAGTTGGGTTATAAGGGTTGAGACGGCGAAAGCGATTAGGAAGGCGATTGTTTTGATTGCTGTTTTCATGTTGGGGAGTATATCCGAACGGCTGACCTGGTGCAAACGGGCATCAAGTTGTGCTATGCTATGGAGACGGGAGGGAGTTTATTATGAATGAAACGGGCAAGGACATTGAAGTTGGAGCGTGGAAACGTGGTGTAATGGATGAAGCGGGCGATAATGTTTACGTTGTAAAAATTGTTAAGGTAACAGACAAGGATAAGGACAAGAGTACTCGTCCGCCTGTATTTGCGGACTTGCGCCGTAAGGGTGTATGTCATTATGAGGTGGTGGGGACGGGTCAGATAGTGAAGGCGCGGAAGGACTGCCAGCATTTGCGGTTAAAGACAGCGTAGCGTAACTGTATAAGGGTCAAAGTCGTACTATGTTGGTGTACGAACGAGGTTTGGCAGAAGGGTTAAGACGCGGCGATTTAGGTCAAAGTCGTACTATGTTGGTGTACGAACAACGAATCACCGGGATTTTGTTTTGTGAGTCGTGTTGTTAAAGTCGTGCTATGTTGATGTACGAACTATCGTTGTAGAGTAAGCAGTCATAACGCGGAATTTGTTCAAGTCGTACTAAGTTGGTGTACGAACAGTTCGCTTACTGTGTCACAAAAGCCGCTTGTATTTATCCGCATCATCTGTATAATGCGTGTTGTGTGTTACTTTTTCTTATAGAGTTAGAAGAGGACAAATCGGGTTAGGCGGTGCGAGGGTACTAACCTGATGCGAAGTTTAACCCGATTGAAGAAACGTCTTTGTTTTACGCCTTCGCACGGTGTAGGATGAAGGCGTTTTTATTTTGGAGCGTTAAATGAGATTTGAGGTAAAGGCTGAGAATGCGGAAGCTATTGAGGTGGGCGTGACGGTAACGATGACGCTTGCGGGTTGGGAGCGTCTGATAGAGCAAATTGCCGAGTCTCCGAGACAGGGGAGTGAGCCTTCTTACGGTTTTCGGCGGGGGTTGGTTGAGGTAGTGGAGCGTTTTCGTTCGTCTGTGGTTCAGGATGTTGCGGAAGGTGAGGGGCAAGATGGAAGCTAATAAGTTAAATCCGTATAAGATTTTTATTTACATACTTTGTTATATGGCGATATTTTTGTGTGTTACGGACATTCGTAAGTCGCAGAAAGCGGAGAGACATTTTCAGACGACGATAATTTTAGAGTGTAGCGAACGGGGAGTATGCCGCAAGTTGTCGGAGGAGACGGTTGAGGTAAAGAGGTGACGACGGGGAGCAATGTCTGAATTGAGTGAGGCACAATTAGGGGCGTTGGCGCGTGGTCGTTTCAACTTTGGTTTGAAGTTGCGGGAGTGGGAGCGCAAGAAGGCTGAGGCGGATGCTTTACGTGCAAGGAACGCTACGCCGTTGGACATTGCTTTGGAGAATGCTATTGCCTCACGGGAGTTGATATTACCAGCGCAGGCGGAGATAGAGAAACTAAAGGGCGATGCACAAGATGAGTTAGAGATAAAGGCGCGGGAGTATCAGCAGTGGTTGGTGGCGGCGCAACTCAACCGTGCGGCGGACTATGCACTTTTGAGGCGTGATTATTTAGCGAAGCTAAAAACGCCTGCGGATATTGCGGAGGAGAATGCGCGGTGCAAGCGTGATATTCTGCATTGGTTCAAGTATTGGGCGTGGTCGTTGGACCCGCGTCCGGACGCGCCCCTTGCGTTGATGCCGCTTGTTCCGTTTGGTTTTCAGGAGAGGTTTTTGAAGTGGTTGGATTGGATTACGTTTGGCAAGCGTTCGAGTGGTGTATGCGAGAAGTCGCGTGACATGGGTGCGACGGAATTTACTTTGCGGTGGTGTCTTCATCATTGGCTGTACAGTGACGGATTTGCGGCGATGTTGTTATCGGATATAGAGGACAAGGTTGATTCCAAGAAGGACCCGAACACTTTATTTGAGAAGGAGCGTATTCAGATAAGGTTGTTACCTGATTGGATGTTGCCTAAAGGATTCGAGCGTGAGCGTGATATGCCTTATATGTTGATAGCGAATCCTGAGAATGGTTCTACTCTTGTAGGCAACGCGCCGACTGCGAGTGCTGCACGTCAGGGGCGGGCGACGTTTATATTGGCAGACGAGTTTGCGTTTTGGCGAAGCGGTGGATTTGAGCATTATACGGCGATGAGTCAGACGGCGAAGACTATCTTCATGCCGTCGTCGGTGAACGGGGAGTTTAACAAGTTTGCCGACCTTGCACATGACGGGCGAACGCCTAAGTTCGAGATGGATTGGCGTGAGCATGAGTGGAAAACGGAAGTCTGGTACGAGAGTTTGCCTTACGGTTATATTGGTGCGGCGATGAGTCCGCAGGAGATAGCGCAGGAGGTTGACCGTGATTACAAAGCGTCGCAGCCGGGGCTTGTGTTTCGCAACCGTAAGGATGAGTATTTGTTTTTCACGCTTGACGAAGTGGTTTCTTATTACAAGACGCAAAAGCGGGATGCGGAGTTTTATGACCGTGTGGGGCGTTTTCGGATTCCGCACACTTGGTCTTGGTCACGTCAGACTGACGTGGGTGCGACTGAGGGACATCGTTGGGCATATTTGATAGCGGCGCGTCCGCCTGAGAGTTGGTCATTGAGTGATACGGTTTTTGTATTTGTGGCGGAAAATCTTGAGCGGATAGGAGCGTCGCCCGATGAGGCACATATTGAAATGGTGGCTTTGGAGCGTCGCGTGGGGCTTCGTGATGAGCGGGGTGTGCTTGTGCGTCGTCCGACTTATTCGGATATGAGCCATGAGGAAGCTGCACAGCGTCGCCACAATCGGGCGGGTTACATAGATACGTTTCGGCAGGTATTCGGTGAGAATTTTTCTCCGATGCAGACGAGTTACGATGTAGGGATACCGCTTATACGTTCATGGTTTGATTTAACTGACAGGCACAAGCCGAATCCTTTTCGACCTTCTCTTAACGGGCGGTGTAAAATTGTATTTGTATCGCTTGATAATGATTATTCGTGTGTATTTAATGAGCAATCGGGTAGTTGGTTTGTGACGGCATCGCAGAGTGAGTCGGGTTTTCGCACGTTGAGGGCGCAACTTTCGGCGTATCATTATCCTATTGAGGAACGGGGAAAGCCGTTAAAGAAGATGCGACCCGAAGCCATATTTGACGATATAATTTCGTGTCTGAAAGGCATGGCATTGCGTTACGGACCCGCGCTTGTGCCGCTTACGCAAGAGGAGAAGGCGGAAAGTATGTTTACGCCGAACGTGGCTATTGCGGCGATTGCGGCTGAGGAAGATGCTTCACGGCGAATGTTGAAGATTCAGGCGAGGGCATTGCAGCGTGTGGCTATTGAGAGGGAGTTGGATGGTGAGACTGCTTCGCGTGATGCTTTATCGAGGTATCGGCGGAGTCTGCAAGGTGGATAATTTATGAGAACGAAGCGGAAAAAAGCGAAGGAGCAGGGGCAAAAGTAAGGAGTAAGTTATGCCAAATTCAAGGTTCAGTGAAAAGGAAGACCGTCAGATTAAGCATATAATCGCTTCGGGAAAGGCAAGAGGGATGTCAAAGGAGGAAGCGGAACATCGTGCTTATGGTGCTGTTGTGAATCAGCAGAAGCGGAAGCACGTAGGGAGCAAGCCTCGTTCTCTGATGTTTCGCAGTCGGAGGCACAAGGCAAGTTAATGAGTACGCTTATTATATTTACTATCGCGCTTTTTGCGGTTTTCTTGGCGAGTTTGTTTTATCTTGAAAGAAGTGCGAAAGCCGCAAAGAGTGAGCGTAAAGAATCGGCTGAATCTTTTGCGGCGATTGTTGCCGAAATCGTGTCGGACAACAAGGATTTGCGTGACCGTTTGTTTGCCAAGCACGCTTTACCGCCATCGGGGATTGACTTATCGGTACAGTATCGGGAAAATGCCGAAAGGACGCGCAAAGAGTTGGGTGAACGCTTTGACAATGTGCGCGACGTTAGCCGCAATCCGTTGGCAGAAGCACGCCTTCGGGCGTTGGAAAAGCAGGGTTGATTATAAATTTACCTTGCAAAACATTTTTGTTTGTGTTAATTGATGTGTGTCATCAGGTAACATAGAGGGTAAAGATGCTTGACGGACAGACACCAATCAATGTATCAAATTCAGGCATGGAGCAAAATGCGCCAAAGCCAAAGATGTCTGCCGTAAGACAAAGGCGGCAGATGAAGCCTCGCAAGCCGCTTGATAAGTATTTGCTGGAATTTGCCGAAGCGATACTCACCGAATGCGAACAAACCGAAAAGTTGCGTTATCAACCATCATTCACGTTGGCGCGGCGATACCGTCACGGAAACCAGATTGACCTTTACGGCATTTTCAACAACGTCACAGGTGAATGGACTGACAATATAGAAACCGACGAACTCTATTCTCAAAACATAATTCAACCGAACATCAGAGCAAATTCATCGGCTATCGTGAGTGCGCCCGTAACTGTTATTGCGGAAGCGACTTCGCGCAATCCGCGTGCGCGGGGCGGTTCGCAAGTGGCTGATGCGGTAATTGAACTCCTTGATGAAGAAATCTGTACATCGAAGTTCAAGATGTTTTTGGCAAATCAGGGACAACTTGCGGGGGGTTGTTTCGCAGAGGTGTTTTTCAATCCTTACAGCGACGATGAAATGGCAATACCGATTGAAGGCGAAATCGGCGTGACGACTCCGGGTTCTTATTATTGTACTTCGTGCGGTTATGAAGGCGAGATAACCGAACTTTTGCAAAACGGTGTAATGCCTTGTGATAAATGCGGTTCGGATGCCGATGTTCTGGAAGAACCCCAGGAAGAAAAGATAAAAAAATTGTTTGGTTATGAACGTATTGCCTGTGGGCGGGAAGAAGTCTCATTATCTTCTGTCTATGAATGGCGGATTGACCCTAAGAACACACAGGAAGGCGACATTGACCGTGCGCTTTGGATTGAACATCACTATCTGATGACCAAGCACGAATTGGAACAGTGCTTTCCCGATTTCGATATAGACAAAATCGAACGAAAAGAGATGTCGTATCCTTTGAAATGGCAGAGGGAACTCAATAAAGGTGTTCAGAATGTATTTTCATCTGTTTATAGTGGCTTGTCTTCTACGCAGACGCGGCGTGATGAAGACCAGCTTTATGAAGTTCGTAAAATCTGGCTGCGAAAAGAGAGTTATGCCGATTACGTTTTGCCGTCCGATATTTCTTTTCCCGCATCACGTTACACCGAAGCTATTCAACTGAAAGCGGGAACACGATTACAGGATGAGTTTCCGCACGGGATTTGTTATTACACCTGTGCCGATGCGGTGATTGGTCTTCGTGAAGGAATAGTCAAAGACGAAGTGAGTTACTTTCTCTTTCTTTCCGACCCGAACAGCGCATGGGGCATTCCACTTACTATCATGCTCAATATGCAGGATGACGTGACGAGTTTGTTTACAATCATCATGCAGCACCTCAGAAAGCACAGCATGGCTAACATCGTGGCTTACTCGCAGATGTTTTCGCGTAAGGATTTCTCGCAGGATATAATAATGACGAGGGCGGGTGAATACATTGACCGTCCGATTCGTGAATACTACGATGTAATTCAACCTCCGCAGTTGGGGAATATGCCATTTGAGATGCTGAATTTTCAGTTTGGGAGTGTAAAGGAGGCTACCCTTGTAATGCCCGCACTCAAAGGCGACCCGCAGGCAAATCAGCCTTACGCGGCGCAGGCACTTCAACAACAGCAGGCGTATGGAATTTTAACGGCTTGTATGCAGAGCCTCGCGGATTTCAAATGCCGAATCATGCGTCAGCTTTTGAAAATCGTTCACGCACATTGGTCTGAGGAAAAGTTCGATTATCTGAAAGAGCGTTTTGGCGACGAGTGGAAAGAAGAATACGTTGAGGCGTTTCTGGAATGTGATGTTGAGCGAGATATAAAAATAAAGCATATTGACGGGACGGAGATGCCCGCAACCGTCGTCGAGCGTGAACAGAAATTGCAAATGTTGATTACGTTCGTCGGGCAACTTCAACAGATGTCGCCCGAATTGGCGAATCCTCTTGTGCTGAACGAATTGATGTCGAAACTCATGGAACTTTCGGGCGTAGGTGTAGATTACAACAATACGGAAGCCGACGACACAGTTGCTTACGAACGCTACGAATATCTCAAGGAAAGATGTAAGGAACTTACAGAAGCGGGTTATGAAGTCAAAGATGTTCACGCGGGAGTTACAGACCCGCAGATGCTTGACCCGTACATTCTTGAAATTCTGATGAGTCCGCCGATGGAGGTATTTCCCGGACAGGAAAATCACGATATTCATAAGGAATACTACGGCGACCAATTACGTTCGCTTATTGCCGAAGAAGACGCGAAACGCAATAACAATCTCATTGAAGGGCTTGTCGGTTTGTGTCTCATGCACGATTTGGCAACTGTGGCAAAGGCTCAATGGGAAACGCAAAAGCAGATGATGGCTCAAGCCCCCCTGTTACAAATGCAACAGGCGCAACAACAGCAACAAGCAGCGCAAGCCGCAGAGCAGCAATCGGCACAATCGGAGCAATCGGCGCAGGTTGAAGCACAGAAACAGCAATTACAACTTGCCGCGCAAGAAGAGCAATCTCAGATGCAAGCCGAACAGAATGCACAGAGTCAGGCTGCACAGTCGGAAGCGCAGAAAACGCAACATATCGCTGATATGGCTGCGCGTGAGGCTGATGCGGAAGAAGCCGACAAGCAGCGTGAATTTGAAGCCGTGAAACAAATTGCCGAAATGGAGCATCAGCAGAAGTTGGCGCAACTTTCCGCAAGGCAAAAAGCGAAGACGAATGCAAAGTGACAAAATAGCGAACACCAATTTTCAATCGGGCAGATGTCTTATTTCCTATTCAGTGGACTATGTAATCGAGACTAAAAACCGTCAGATGGCAGAAACGATTTACCGTGTTCTGATGAGTTGGTGCAAGCGTCTTGAAAAGCAGTTTGGATTCGGACGTGAAAGAAAATGATTGCAAAGAAAATAAAAGTGTGATTAAAATGTGAGATAGGGCGCAGTGGCGTGGTTGTCCTTCCGTAAAGCCGGAAAAGGTTTTTATTAACCGTAGCCGCAAAAAATTAAGGTTTAACAGTTTGTAAGGAACTGACAGCCGTTTATCAAAGGCGTGAAGCCAATCGGATATTTCCGATGCCTTTCGTGTTGATATTCGGCTTTTTTCTTTTTCAAGTTAGCCGCCGTAAAAACTGCCGCTATCAACATTGAAAACAAATTATGCTGGAAGAATTTACAAGTTCAGGGGATACGTCATCTACGCCCGTATTCCCTTCCAATGCTGCCGCTATTGATAGTAATGCTGCCAATGCCGCCGAAACTAGCAATAATGCCGCCGCTCCAAGCCGAAGCGTAGAAATGCCTGTAAGTGCCGACAGGGAAACCGACCTTCTTGCACAGAAGTTTGTGGAAGATGTTCGCTCTTTCAGTCGTCAGCAACAAGAGAGCGCAGAAAGAGCGCAGGAAACACAAGAGGAGCAACAAAGCGAAAGTGAAGTTGCCCCCGTAGTCACAACAGAAGAAGCTGTAAAGGCAGAAGACCCTTTTGCCGAATTTGAGACGCATTTTCCGACCGTTGAAGAAATCAATGAAGCCTATTCGAGAGTGCCTATCCCCGCACGTCAGGAGATAGCTAAGTGGGTAGATTTGGCTAAGGCGAAATCGGAAGCTGTTGACAGAGTTGGCGGAGATGAATCCCTTGAGGATTATGCGACGTTGCATACCGTCATATCTTCGCCTGTGGTATCTGACGACAATCTTGTGTCTTTTCTGCAAACGATTGACAGCCGTAACTCTGCTCTGGCTGACAGAATCAGTCAGGTTTTGCTAAAGGGTGCGGAACTCGAAGCGATTGAAGCGGTTGGCAAAGGTGAAGAATCACCTTATGTCCAAAACATTATCTCCGCGCTTTTCGGAGAAGATACTTCAATTGAAGGATTGAAAGAACTTCTTTCGTTTGAGCGTGCGGGCGTACTTGACCGTGAATTTTTGCGTGAAGAACTTGCCGAAAATAACGGAGTCGTAAAGAACGACCCTGAAAAAGAGGCGATGAAGCGCAAAATCGCTGAATTGGAAAAGGCAAATTCTCTTGAATCAAAACAAAAACAGGCAACCGAACAGCAACGACAACAGCAGTTTGAAGATGCAGCTTTCAAGTTTTCGACAGAGCGTATAGGCGAACATCTCAAACCGCTATTCGATAAGCTGGGATGGACGGGTGACGATTACAAATATCGCAGAGGCGGTTGTGAATCGTTTGTGGAAAATGAACTACGGCTGCAAGGTTATGCCGCTAATCTCGAAGAGATGATTTACAACGGTACTGCCTTCGCGGGCGGGAATTACTCGAAGCAGTTCATGTTAGCTTTGAAAGAGATAGAAAAGCCCGCAATGAAATTTGCGTTGGCGTATCTGAAAGAGCATAACAACGCTGCGGTAAGCCGTGTAGCACATACCCGAAACGCCCAACTTGCAAAAGACCAACAAGAGAAAATTATTCCGCCCGTTGAATCAGGTGCGCGGGAATCCAACGGTAACAAGCCGTATATGTCCGCCGAAGCCGAAATAACTTTGCGGACAGAGGAGTATCTGCGTGCATTGCAGCAAGCGGGTGGTGTTTAAGGAGCGATTATTATGAGTGCATTGGCAGCAACAGTTTTAACCGAGTTACAACGAAAGTATCTCGCTGATTGCGTGATGTCTTATCAACGAGAGGCGGATTTGCTTCCTCTCGTCGAAAAGATGTCCGAAAAGGTACAGACAAATTACAACGGGCGGCAGCAGCCCATTCAGACAAGTCCGAATGCCTCGTTTGGTTTCGGCAACCCCAACGGCGGTGATTTGGTAACGCCGTCTGCGGGTAGTTATACATCAATTCTGATTCCCTACGTTTGGGCGAACATCGGTGTACAAATCAACTATGAAAATCTGATGAACGAAGGCAGAGAGATGGCAGTTGCGTCGCAACAAGCGCGTGAACTGAAAGATGTCGCGCATCAGATGACCAAGTGGATGAACCGCTATTACAGTGCAGGTAACGGAACAGCCGCAATCGCAACCGTTTCAGCCAACTATTCAGGCGGCACGCCGACGATTGCGACCTGCAACGGTTCTACCGATACAATCGGTTGCTCTTTTGTCGAAGTCGGTCAGCGTGTGCTTGTTTATGACGCGACGGGTGCGACGCAGAGAACAGGAACGGTTGGCGCAGGAGCGATTACCATTGCGAGTAAGACGGGAACAGCATTAACGGGTTCAAGCAATTTCCCGTCAGACATGGTAGCGACTGACATCATCGTTCCCGAACAAGTCGTCAGTGCGGCTACGGGTTGGGCAGGACTTCCTTATATCATCAGTGCATCAGGCACATATTTCGGAAAATCCCGCACGACCTATCCGACTTTGCAATCAACTGTCGTCAATCTTTCGGGAGCATTGACCGCAGCAAGTCTTTTCAAAACATGGAGTCTTGTGTTTCAGAAAAACGGTAAATCTCCGTCTTTCGAGATGTGTACGAATATCACCATGAATCAGGCGTACTACGAATTAACCGCACCCGTTTCCGGTGGTAATCACTACTTCGTCCATACAGGGGACAGCCGACCACAGATGGATGTAGGTGGTTCGGATTTCGACTTTACTTGGTTTGGTACACGCATTCGCAGACTTCTTGACGCGCCCGGTAAGTCAATCTTTTTCGTGAATTGGGACGTGATGAAAATTGCGAATCTGAAAGATTTGGGTGAACTGAAAGACCTTCCGGCAGGCGGTTGGCTTAATGCCATCAACACGACGGGTGGTTACACAGCGTCCAAGCAGACTTGGCGCGATGTTGCAAGACAGAACTTTTCGCCCGAACCGTTCAGGCTTGGCGTTTTGGATAACATAACCGTAACAGGTTTTGCAATGCAGAAAGACCAAGTTCACTAATAACATGGGCTACGGAAGCGGACTATCAATAGGTGATTTGACCTATTACAGAACGAAGGAGTTTTTCGGGATTGAACGAACGCGCTCAATCCCGACATCCTTCAAACGCAAGGTGACGGAAATCTGCGGGAAAACTCCTGCGGGTGGACCCTATCTTCGCGTCGTGTGGATGCCTGACCAAGAAATGTTTGCTTGTGGCGACCCGCACGTACCGAAATACGGTGAAGAACTCAAGTATTTTATGCTTGAGAATTGGCTACCGCCTGAATTTTTCGGCACACCTGAACAATGGAGCGAAAGCCGTTGGCATCAGGAGGAAGACGGAAGTTGGCTTGATGTTTTGGGTGAGTATCCGCGTCGTGGATTATACGGTGCGTTTCTACCGCTTATGGATAGTAACGGTTTGCCGATTTACGAATTGGATAATCGGATTTTAGATGCAATCAGAGCGATTACTTACGACAATAACAACAAGACGCACGCGGAAACTGCGGGCATTCGCTGGCGCAACTATCTTGAACGGCAAGCGCGAGAGGCTTTAGCAAAACAGAAAAGAATTGACGATGCGTGTGCTGAGTCTTTGGAATACATCAATACGAACGCAGAGAAGTTGCTTGCCGCAGCATCAAGGGAAAAACACAAGGATTTAGGTACGGGGTTGAGGGAACATTATCTCTACGGAGCGAACGGACAACCGATAACGAGTAAATAATATGGAAACACAACAAGTAAATGTAACAAGTAATGTCAGCAACGTAAATCTTTCGGGTCTTTTGAATTTCGGCGCGAAGCCGAATGTCACGAAAGCGACTTTGACGAACAGGCACAGGCGTTTCGGCTACAATCCGATACTTCGCAATTTTCGCTTGCATGGCAATCATGCTTGGTTGACGGGAAGCGGTCAGGATATTCCGATTGGCATTAAAGCGTATAACGTGGTTACGATTCCCGATTTCAACCCAAGTCTCAACACGGAAGAAAAATACGAGCCTGTGATATTTCGGGACTTGTTGCCGCCTGAGAGTTTGGGCAACGTGCTTCGTGAGTCAATGGGCATGGGCGGAGTTGACAGAGGCGCGAGGGAACTCACTGACTTGGCGGTTTTCGATGATGAAGACGCAAGCAGAATTTATCTTGCTGTTCATCCGTTTTTTGCGACAAAAGAAGACTACGTAAAGTTATCGGAAGTGGAGAGACAGTATTCGGTCATTAACGAATGTCCGAACGGTCTGACTGTTTCCTGTGCGACTTGTCGGTTAAAACATCTTGAATCATTCGATACGCTCAGTCGCATAAACGAGTTACCCGAACATCAGCAGGATGCGGCAATGAGAACATTACAGACGCTTATCGAGTCAAACCGCGCCGCAATCACGTATGCGGCAAGTGAGTGGGCAAACATCGTAAGCGAATGGAAACAACATTTGTCCGACCCGAACAAGCCGGGAATTTCCGTTTTGAAAGATTCACATTATTGGCTGATGGACAATGTGCATGAGATGAAGCCTGAAATGGAGCAGATTGTGATAGCCAAGCAGATGGCGGAAGCACAGACCGACGCTATGGCAAAAGCCGTGACGGAACTTGTGACGCGCCAAGATGAGCGTTTTGAAAAGTTGCTTGCGGTGGTGACTGAAAACAAAACCGCACGTCCATCGGATGATGTGCAAGCGCAGATTGCGGAACTGATAGAGGAAAACCGCAAGACCAAAGCACAACTTGAGGAGTTGAGTAATCTGCGAAGCGTTGTGCCTGAGCCGATTGTGCCGCAAGCAAGTGGCAGCAAAAAATCCAAGCAGGTTGAGGATAAATAATTATGAGCATAAATTTCGTAACTAAAGACGACAATAAGCTGTTTGCACAGTTTACGGTAAAAGCGGGAACGCCTGTTGTCATAGCGGGTGACGCGGCTATCTTACTGACTGATGCTGAGATTGAATTTGAAGCGCATGACATTGACAGCGTTGCCGAAAAACTTGCGAGTGACCCGATTGCTTACGGTTTGAATCTTGATGTTCTGAAACATAATGAAGGCGAATTATCCGTAAGTTACGGCGCACACGGCAAGCGTATCGAGAGTAAAAAGGTCGTGGCAGAAGAAAAGCCGAAAGGCAAGCCGAAAGGCAAATAAACCGCTAACAAAAAAGCGGATAATTTATCAGTTTTATGTGTTCAATCGGAGGATTGTTTGAGTGGACAGTATTGCACAAATCATTTCAGATGTGTATTTCGGACTTGGACAGCCGCCGATTGAGCATTTGACTATGGAAGATATTGCGAGGCTCACAAAAAACAGACTCTCTTTCCGCGTCGAGGTTCTCTCACAATCAGATCAAAATCAGATTCTTTCCAAAACTGAGTTTAACCTAACGGTTGGGCGTGAGTATTCGTTGGCAGCAATCGGGCAGGGTGTCCCGTGCTGGCTTGAACGAAAAGTGAATCTCGCACCTTACGAGAGTTGGGTTAAAGTTCCGAACTGTAATTTGAAAGATTTGGAAAATTCCCGTGTACAGGGCTTGTCTTGCTGGTCGAATTTCACTTTGGACGGGATTCAGAAACTTCGCGTGAGTTATGACCCTGCTTTAGATGGTGTATCAACTTTTCATCGTCTCTATTACGATTCGGATACAATCGTGAGTTTTGCACTTGAAGACCCTACGAAATTCCCGCCGCGCTTCAATACTATGATAGCTGATGAGGTGAAGTTGGATTGCATTGCACAAATCATGCTTCGCATGGCGCAACTTGCTACAAATGACAATCCCGTAAATCCCGTATTGTTGCAAGCGTGGGAACTCAACTACGAGCGAACAAAAGAGCGCGTAGCTGAATGGCAAAAGGCTTGGGAGGTTTTTGCGTGGCAGTCTCGTGGTGATACGAGTGGAAAGCGTGATGATGTGATTCACCTTAGAGGCAGACGCGCTCTTAATTTCGGGAGGGGATTCTAATGGCAGTTGATATTGATATGGTCAGACGACGGGTTATAGCCGCCGTTCATGCTGCGCCGAATGCAGGTTGGGTTGCTGCCGTCACAGGGCAGAACGGTTCATTTCCTACCGATAATGAGATTAACCAATGTTCCATAGAGTCGGATGCCGTGCTGATTCGTGATGCGATTGACTTTAACCACCCTTACTCGAATACGTTCATGGTTTCAAGTTCACCCGTAGCACATGGGGACAAGTTGACTGCACATATCGGGGAAATCGGCAAAACCGAATGGCGGCTTGATACGAACGACAGTTGGAAGCCATCAAGGGCAGCAGCGAATAAAGACGAAGTAATCAACATGGTTCGCTTTCCTAATGTCTATGGCGGTGCGGCTGAAATTTACGGCTGGCATTGGATTGAAATCAATGTTGTTTATCACACAAGTCCGTTATGGCGTTTCGACTATCCGAATTTTATTCCTAATGCAAGCAGTTGTCAGATGCACGAGGCTTATGAGGATGCGGTGTTTGCGGGAAATATGGCAATGCTCGTCAATAAAATCGGTGGTTTTCCTGATTTAGCGAATTATTACTTGGGTTATTTCAACGCTGTTCGTGCGGAGATAAGAGGTCGAAGTTGGGTAATCCCTGCGTGGCAATCATTCAATGTTCAGACGGATAAGGTATTGGCGGCATGAGTACATTTACAAGACAGGAAATCGGAGAATTTGCAAGGCAGCAATTACGGCTGCCCGCTTCCGTCGTGCCTCGTCTGATGACGCATATTGACGCTGCGCTCAATCGTCTGACGGACATCTTGGCTAATGACCCGACAAAACGTGAGTACATTATGACTCCGCGTTCTTCTACAAGTTCGGCAATTACATCAGGCACGGTTGATATGTCGTCTTTGATTTCGTCTAACGGAATCGTTCTTGAGTATCTTCCGATGGGAAGGATTTACAACGGAACGAGCGAAACCACACCTTTGACGTTTTGCAGAAACGTAGAGGCTGCGCGAACCAGCAACCCCGTTGGAAATTTGTTCAAGCGTTGCTGGCTTGAAGGAACACTTTTGAAGACGCTTGGAACGGACGGGAATGTGTTGACGGGGTCACTTTATTTTAACTGTATTGCTGTTCCGACCCTTTCAAATCTGAACAGTAAACTTGATTCGGAATTGATTGATGTTGTCTGCGGGATAGAAATGGAGTATCAGGCAAAAGAAGCATGACGAACAGTGAAATAGAAAAAGAATTTGCATTACCTGAAAGTTTTCGGGTGACACCTGAACGCCTTGAACTTTGGGATAAAGAACAGGAAGCACTTGCACAAAAGTTCGCATTGCCGTTTGCGAGTATGTCGCCAAGCGAAGTTGCAAGAGCGCGGGCGCAGATTATCGTAAGCGAAGGCGGATTTAGTCGGGAAGTTTTGGCGGAAAGTTATGCTTTGCTTGGACGTTACGACAAGGCTATTGAAATCGAACATGATGAAAACAGACGTGCAGAATACGCGGCGATTTGGAATGCCGTCTGGCGTGAAGATGAAGAATGGTGTCCTTGCGAACATTTCAAGGGCGCAGTACCGACATCAAAACAGTTTGTCCGTGAAATGATTTGGTCACTCAAGCACAATAAAGAGATGCCTCTGCTTCGCTGCGTTGGTTGCGGCACTATGAATGTTGCAGAAATGCCACAGCATTTACAAGCGCAGCGTGCTGCACGAAGTAAGGCTTTATCGTTGACGGAAGGTTTGAATCGTCAACACGCGCAAAGAACACTTCTTGCGGAAGGACATACAACCGAAAAGTTGTTGGCTGTAAAATAATGATGATTGCCGATATTACATTTGAGAGAGGTTTCAACGTGAGCCGTCCCGCGCTCGACGCTGAACTTGTCGGCACACGCGCACGCGGCAGCCGAAACCAACTCATACTCGGTGACGGACGCAATCGCCCGTTTGCGGGAACAACGGACATCGGCGCAAATAAAGGCAGCCGCATAATGACTCAACTTGGTAATACTTGGGGCGGCTTGAAGGACATTAACAAACTCGTTTCGGATGCAGTCACAAATTCCACAAGCACGGTGACATCGGCAACCGCTTCATTTACATCTGCGCTCAACGACCTTCTTGCAATCGTGGTCAAAGCAGATGGCAGCGTTTCAGGCTCAGGAACGGTTACTTATGTCAATTCGACGACGATTACATTATCATCGTCTCTCAGTTGGACATCTACGGGCAACACTCTTTACATCGTCGGCGGAGTTGGCGGCACACTTGCAAGCGGTTCGCTTTGGCAGGACATCGGACGCAGCCTTTGGTTTATCGGCGCAGGTTCGGTTCACAAAGAAGGTACGGATTTCGTAAATGTAAGAGCGTCTTCGATTTTACAAACTTTGGTTTTCGATAGCGGTTCGTATTCAAGCGCAAACTCTGGACCTTACACGGCAGGACTATCGCAACCATCCTCGCCTGACGTTGCGCCGACTTCGACTTTGGGTATTACGCAGAACGCAGTCAGTTTCAAAATTGCAAGGATTCGCACAAGAACGGGCGCAAGGTCAATAGCTTCGATAACATCGGTTGTTATTGTACCCGCAGGACATAAAGTGCGTGTCACTTTTCCTTTGGCTGCAACAGGTCAGGATAATTGGGCGTTATTCAGAACACAAGAAGGCTTCGGCGGGGTAGGTGTTCACTATCGCGCACCATATAACGGCAGTCTTGATATTTCGGAAACGGTCGTTGCCGCGTCAACGGTGGTTGTTGACGGCGTGACGTACAACCGCAGCATCGAAGTTGATATAGCTGACAGTGATTTAATAGATGATACGGCTTGGATTGACGACTATCCGCCACCCGCAGGAACGCACGCGGCACGAATCGAAAACGTGATGTTGCTCATGGGTTGTTATGCTGACGCAACAGCAAGTCCGACTTCATCGAATACAGGAACAGCGATAGCTGTGAGCCTGCCGAATTTTTACGAATCATTCAAGCCTCGCAATCTTCTCTATCTACCTGAAAACATCGTTACGACTTTACAGCGACCATCAGACAGTTTCGTTTGGGTGGCGTGCCGTAACTCGATTCATCTTGTGCAATACGTTGGATTGCGCGACGGACCCGCCTGTACGATTTCGACACCTATTCCTGATGTCGGCATCGCTTATCCGCATAATTGGTGTCAGATTGCAGGTCGGCTTGTAGCCTATGTTGCAAAAGGAACTCTGATGTTTTTGGATGAGAACGGACAGTTTGATGAGAGTTTCGCAAATCCGATACGCGATTACATAAAAGGCTGGACACAGGAAAATACTATCGTCAGTTGGAAGCCTGAAACCCGCCAACTATGGATTATGAACGGCGATACGGGATTGGCGTACTCTCTCGAAAACAGACGTTGGAGCGACCCTTGCCATCTGCCAGATTATCTTGTGACGGGCAATGTCCTTTCTTGCGTGACGAGCCAGAGTGAACTATTCGTGACCGTAACGGAAGGAACTAACAATCATGCAAGGAAGTGGGACACGGGGGGCAACCTTGCGCCGATAACAACTGTTTCTCCCGTGATAGCGCGACCGCAGGGAAGTCAGTCCGTGCTTATTCAGTTTCCTTTGGAAGTGGCAATAAACACCGACAGAGCGAATGAGATTGTCGGTGTCTGTTTACAACGCAATATGCGGCGGATTTATGCAAGGGATATTGTTTCAACGAGTCCGACAAATTCATTCAGTAGCGCAACTGCGGCTTTTACGACAAATGACAACAATGCGAAAGCAATAATGTTCGGAAAAGACATCGGAGGTCTGAATATCCATGTCATATCGGGCAAAGTAACTTACGTCAATTCGACGACGATTACTTTAACGGACGCAAACGGAAATCCCGTTAATGCACAAACATCATTGACGGGTGTTTATATGCTTATCGGAGTTTTCGCACAGACGGTTTCGATTACAAGAAACGGTGAGCAGCATTTGGCGAATCTGTTTCCGCTTGTGACGGATGCGAGAAGTTATCAGGTTGCCGTTGGTTTCTGGACATCTGCGACGGAGGGACAGGTGTTGAATGTACAGATAGCAGGAATGCCATCCGGCGTTCCGACACCTATTACGGTTTGATTATGCTTTGGAGAGCAAGTGACATAGAAGCTGAATTTCGCGGGATGCAACTCAGGATAAACGAGTTGTACGGCTCGATTGCGTCTTTACAGCAAAGCGGTGGTTCGTCGCCTGTTCTGACTCCACCCAATCCAACGCCTCAGATTCAGGCATCAAATCAGATTCGCAACGGCGATATGTCTCACTCGAACGGAACTTGGAATGAAGTAACGACTACTAATGCCGACAGCGATAAAGAATGTGCATGGTGGTATTCGCATGACGCGCCGACAGCAGGACAACACCTTGACAGCAAAACAAACTACTCAAATAACGGGGTTGACAATAAAACTCTCAAGTACACGGGACACGCTTTTTACTCGTCTGCAAAAAACGATTGGGACAGACCGAACGGTTGGGCGAGACTTGTTTCTACGAAATCCCTTGATGCGCTTTTGCCTCAGAATTACTTAGGTCCCGACAAAACCGTTTACATAAAATTCATCATGGCGCGTGCGCGTGCGGCTGTGAAAATTCCGCAGGCTTGTCGTGTTTACGCGGGAATTTGGGACAATACAGCAGGGAGCGAAGATTGGTTGTCGGCTTCGACTGCCTACACATTATCGGGTTCGGTTATCGGCACGCCTGCGTCAACGACGGAGAGACGTTATAAAGTCTATGCACGAACCGACAGAGGTTATGATGCTTTGTCAACGGAACTCACGCTTGCGGCTGCGCCCGCAGACGGTTCTTATGTTCCGAATCAGGTCTATGTGACATTGAGTTGGACTCCGATTCAAGGGGTATTGTCTTATGACGTTTATCGTCACGATATTACGGCGGGAGACTACAAATTACTCAAACAGGTTTCATCAGGCGCACTCACTTACGATGACCAGAATACTTATGAAGCGTCAGGGCTTTCGGGTTATCCGACACCTGTGACCGACAGAGCCAAAGCCTATTACGCGACAAATCAGGGTGTATTGACAGCACTCGCAGTCAACGGTGTTGACGGAAGGTGGGATTCTATCTCTTTACCCGTTCACGTCCCGTCGAACTACAATGTCGGTGCGACAACTGACAGACAATGGCTTCGCGTCGGTCTGACGGTTGCGCCCGATTTAGAAGTAATGGATGCCGTCACAAATTCAACGACGACAGTAACGAGTGCGACTGCGGCTTTTACGGCGGATATGAACGGATTGACTGCCCATGTCAGCGATGCGACGCATGAATATCAGGGAACGATTACTTACGTCAACGCGACGACGATTACGCTATCAGGCGGCGGACCCACTTGGACGGGAACGGGTAATAGGCTGTTTATTGAAGGCGGTGCATTACATGAGGTCTTTATTGACCTTGTTCATGCGTCTTTTGGCATAGGTGCGATTTTCGCACTTCATCCCGACGACAGAAACCGTCCGCAGCAGCCAATCAGTACGCCGAACGGAAGTTCGCAAGGCGGTGTTGACCCACCGGACACAGGTGGTCACGGGAATTGTGTTCGGGAAAATCAAATGATTTGTCTGTGGCGGGGTAACGATTTCGTGCAAAGACCGTTCAGGGATATTCACATCAACGACCTTTTGGGGTTTGGTCACAACAAGACGTTTGTACAAAAGAAAACCAAAGCGACTGTTAGTGAATTATTGCGCCTGAGAACTGCAAACGGTTTTGAACTTGAATGCACGCCGAAACATCGTTTAATTACAAGCAGTTTCGATTCGAGAGGTAAGGAAGCAGAACGATTTCAAAAGGGCGATGAAGTGCTGACATTAAGAAACGGTGTTTGCGAAGTATCGAAAATCGTGCGGATAGAAAGCATTGAAGGAACATTCGAGGTAGGTACTTTTCATCTGCAAACTTACCATCTGTTTATCGCGGGCGCATTTGTAGGTAATTGGAAATCAAGGATTATGAATAAGTTAAAACGATTTTTCGGCATAAAAGTCAACGATACAATCGGCGGGATTTGTCAGCACAATGTAAAGGTGGAGTAGGGATATGGGATTATTTCGCAGAAAAAAGAAGACAAACCAGCAAATTGATTACACTCCGTTTCTGAACGCCTACAATGCGGCATTGACGGCAGCGCAGCAGCGTTCACCGGAAGAACAACTTTTATCCGACCAAGCGACGGGTGTGCTGAATTGGGCGAAAGCGGGTGATTACCGTCAAGCACCTCGCGGCGTGTTTTTCAATCGGATGCCTGTGGCGCAACGTCAGCGTCAGCGTGAGATGATTTCAAACGCGGCTTCGCTCGGCACGTCTGCTTTAGGACAGCCAAACGCCAATCTTCTTGCTCTCGATAAAGCCAACCGCGATGCAGAATTTGACCGTGACCAAGCGGCGCAATACGAGGGCGATGTAGCAAATGCTGTTGCGGGTGCAACGGGCATGGCGGGAAATCTCGCACAGGCAGACCAGAACAGAAGAATGGGCATACTTGGGCAAACAGGAAATATGTTCAGTACGATTTATCAAACGAATAATCAGCCGCAACAGAAGAAGACCCCCTGGTGGCAGTCGCTTTTATCAGGAGGTCTCAGTGCGTTAGCGGCAATTTAAGGTAACGATATGCAACTTACTGTAAATTCATTTGGCATACCGAATCAGCGTTTTAGCGGAAGCGTGGCATATCTTCGTTATTACGCTCAGGATTATTTCGTCAATGTGGATGGTGAACCTGTCGTGCCGTCCGCGCTTGATTCAAAAGATTGGTATCAACAGGTTTCCTGTACGGTGTCAGGCAATATCGTAACGGTTCCCCAACACATTACGGACACAACGACGGATTCACAAACCAATCCCGATGCGCGTGTTGCCGTTGCGCTTTACGATGCGAATAACGTGCGAAGGGCGGTGCTTCTGACAGATGCGGAGATTCCGCACAATATCGGCAATCCTGTGGACTTTGAAGAAATAGTCAAACACAATTCGGTCTATCTCTATTCTCGTAAAGACACCAACTACTTGTCGGATTTGATTCGTTCGCTTATAGGTGATGTTATTAACGATATTGTAGCTGGTCTTGTTGATAATGCGCCCAAAACGGCATCAATCGTTTTCGTTACAAACTCAACGACTCCGCCAACGGGACAAGTTTTAGCCGCAAATTCGGCGGGTGGTTTGATTAAACCTTTGTATTTGATTGGTACGGAGGGAGAAACTTTCGATTTTACATTTCATAAAACATTGGCGGATGCACAGAACAATGTGAATGATGTTCTGAGTATGCAGGGTTTTGTCGGAAATAATGTGTCACAGGCATTTGACGGCGGTATGCCTGCGGATATTTATTCGCCGACAGGCTTGTTTTTTCGGGTGGTATGTTCAACCGACAGCAATGCTATTGCTATGACGTTCGGTTACTACAAATACAGAGGTTCTAGTTGATGAGACGATTTTGTTTATTATCATTATTTCTTTTCTTGGTAGCGTGTATCACGTTTGTTTATGATGCGCGGATGCAGACGGCAACGGTCAAATCAGGTACAAGTTTGCCATCAACCTGTAATCCCGCATCCGTGACAAACTCGTTGTTTTACAAGACGAGTACGCCTCGCGGACTTTATCGCTGCGCGGCAACAAACAGTTGGCTGCAATTGAGTGAAGTGGATGCAAAGAGTTTTGGAGCGAAAGGTGACGGGACAACCAATGATGCGTCGGCTTTACAATCTGCCGTTACAACAACGGCTGCGGCAAATGTTCCGCTAAGAATACGCGCAGGAACTTATATGGTTGGCTCTCAAATCAACCTTGACAACAACAGTCACATTATCATTGACAAAGGCGCAACGCTCAAAGCTAACGCTTCATTTCCAAGCGCACAAACGAGCGCGGTTTTGTATGCAGAAGACAAAAGCAACATCACAATCGAAGGCGGGGGAACGATTGATTGCAACAAAGCAGCACGGTCAACCAACACCGTCTGTACGCCCTTACACATTTGGGGCGGTGGTGAGAATTACATCATCCGCGACATCTTCATCAAGAACTCAGGGCAAGACGGTTCACAACAAGTCAACGGCGGGGACGGTCTGACGCTTCGTGCGGGAAACAACGTCTCTCAATCAGCGAAGAATGTGTTGATTGAGAATGTGACGTTTTCGGGCAACGAGCGTGATGCGATGCAGGTCTATGGATGTCGTCAGTGCAAAATCATCAACAACAATTTCAATGACACGGACGATGTTGATAATGTTTTAGGACCCGGAGTGGGCATCAATTTTGAACACGGCGGGAATCTTACGAATGTCACGGACGGAGTGACGAACGGAACGACAACCGTTACATCTGCGACGGCGAACTTCAATAC